CGCTGCCTCATCTTCAGACAGATTAAAATCAAACATGTTGAATTAATCTTCTGTCAGTAACTCTGCTATTTCACCATAAATACCTTCAAAGTCTAATCGACCTTCTGTTAATTTTATGATCCTTTTAGCTTGTCTAATAGACGGTTGTCTGTGACCGTATCTCCAGGCTTCTATAGTGTGTTCAGAAACACCCCAGTCATTTGCTGCTTTTTGTTTACCTAAAAACTGTATGTAAGAAGATAGGGTTATCTTTTCAACCTTCCTGTCTTTGTACTTTGGTTCTATACCCATTTCTTCTAATCTCCTTAGCTCTTGTCTGGATATTGAATTTACTCTATGATAATAGTTAGCAATCCAAACAAAATCTTCTATTGCATTTTCCATTTACCCTCCTTACAGTTTGCAAAAATAATATTTTACTTATTGTAGTATTATAGTATATAATATGCAAGTTACATATTTTTATCACAGGAGGTATATATGAGTAACGATTTAACAAGCAGGATTGTCACACCTGAAAAGCTAGTGCAAAACCAAGGTGCTAAAGTTTTAGTATACGGTATGGCTGGTGCAGGTAAAACTAGTCTTGCAAAAACAGCACCAGGAAAGGTGCTTGTAATAAGTGCTGAAGCTGGGTTGCTTTCTATTAAAGATGCTACAAACGTAGATGCGATAGAAGTAAAAGAAGCATCAGAACTAATGCAACTATATGATCTATTAAATACAGGTCAGTTGCAATACGATACAGTTTGCTTAGATTCTATTTCAGAGATAAGTGAATTATTACTTCAACAAGAAAAAGCTAGACACAAAGATCCACGTAAAGCTTACGGAGAAGTACAAGAGTCTGTAACAAATGTCATGCGAGCATTTAGAGATTTACAAATGCATGTCATGTTTATTTGCAAAGAAGAAAAAGTAAATAGTGACGGTATATTTATGCACGAACCAAAAATGGTTGGTACTAAATTAGGTCAATCTATTACTTACTTCTTTGATGAAGTCTTAGCTCTTAGAGTTATAGATGATACAGACGCAGAGGGTAACGCAGTTCAAGCCAGGTGGTTACAAACCAGAGTTGGCCAAGGCTACGTTGCAAAGGATAGGAGTGGTAAGTTAGAAGCTTTTGAAGTGCCTGATCTTACTGCATTAATAGAAAAGCTAGGGTTTACAGCCGTAGCTAAAAATACAGATAATGTAAAGGAGATTGGTAATGTCTGATTTTGATGACGTAGTGTACGTAGAAACAGATGATAAGCCTATGGGGCCAGGTGTGGCTCCTTCAGGCGATCATCCAGCAAAAATTATTGCTGCTGAAAAGTATAAATCACAACAAGGTAATTGGACTTTGAAGATGACTTTTCAAATAGCAGGCGGTAATTACAGAGATCATAACGAGTGGTATAACTTGTGGGATCCTAGAGAGGATATAAAACAAATATCTACAGATATATTTACTAGACTTAGTAAGGCTGTAGGTTTTGTTAAACAACCACCAAGCTCTGCACAGGATTATGTAGGTAAAGATTTAACACTTACTTTGAAAGAAGTAGAAAACAACTGGACTGATAATGAGGGGAATGAAAGGACTGGTAGTAAGAATAAGGTGTTACGTTATTTACCTGCTGATTCTGGCGGTATGTCGCCACCCAAAGCGGCAGTGCCTCCTGATCTAGGATAAAACTAAGGGGCTTTATGCACCTTTTTCTTTTTGTTGTTTTATTTCAACATTTAAGCAAAACAGTTCATCTTTTTTTTCTCTCAAAACCATTTCGATATACTTAATATGTTTTTCTAATTGTTTTCTTCTTTCTTCTAAGTTCATTTGTTCTCCATAAATGCATAAAACATAAGCAATAAAATACCTAATACAGCATAAAAACTCATGTCCATTATCTGTCCTCTAATTTGTTACGAGCTCTTGTAAGATACCAGATAGCCTTATCAAGATCCTGGATGTTTGCGTCTTTATGATCTGCCCTCCAGATATATTTTATAGCTGCCGCCTTGCAATAGCCTATAAACTGTTCAAAAGTTAAAGCTGATTCTATTGCGTCTATACACTCAATAGAGCCTTTTTTGTAATGTGGCGGGTGGTTTACATTATCTGTCATTTTATTCTCCAAATTCTATACATATTGTCTTTATCAAAAAGTTTTCTAGTTGTGCATTTAACACCAATTTTTCTTGCTATAACTCTTAATTGATCTATAGTTTTAAAGTCTGCTTTAATTGAATCTCCAACATCCATTTTATTTAAAAGATCGGCAAGAGTGTTATGTTTGTGTCGTTGTGGTGTTATTGGTATATTTTTTTCTATTTTTAACTTATCTGTCATTTTGTTTCTCCTTACTCAAACTCATAACCCAACATAACCTCAACTATGCTTGGAGTATTATAGATCGTAGGTCTTTCCCCATCCCTGACGGCCTTATAATCTCCAAGCGTCTTCTCTAGTTGTTCCCACCCCCTATCCATATCCTCATCATTCATTTTGAATATTTTTGTTGCAAAGGGATGCTTTGTTTCTTGTGCAACAAACAAGAAGTCTTCTACTTTGAAACCAGCTTTCTGATAACCTCTTCTATAAAAAGCGGCCTGTAAATCATACTGATAACGTCTGATAGAGCGAGTAAATCCAGATACGGAGCAATCACTTGTAGTTTTATAATCAATAACTACAATAGATTCATCTGAATACGGTTGCACTACTGGGTGTCTGATAACATCAGACCTTAGCTTGAGGAGTACATCTTGCTCCCACCAGTACAAGGAGTTTTCGTATGGCTTGGTAAAAACTCCAGGATACTCGCCCTGATCAACGTCAAGGAACTTTCTTGCTTCTTCAATAAGGTTGTCCTTCATCTGAAACAGGGTGTCCCTTTTGTCTTGTGTGATTACTAGCATACCTCTATCTTCGTAATCACGTTTTAGTTGTTTGTTTGCATTTGTATACGGAGATCCAGATATAACTGCAACCTCGTTATTAAATGCGTTTTCGCCCTCTACAATAAGAGAGTGGGCGGCAGAGCCAAACTGCATAGCAGGTGTAGGCTCTACCACCTCTTGCATAGCGTGTAACTGCGATTGTCTAAACCTCCTTAAGGTAGATGAAGACACGCCTGGTGATTGATGATAATATGCATTATCCATACCTGGAAAATATATAGTATCGCCAATAGCTACATGCTGATGACTTTTTAGTGAATCTGGTAGTGGTGGGTTATCTATCATGATACCTCCTTAGTGTTTTTAACAACTTTTTTAGCGTCTTGTATAGCAATATTCATAATATCAATTGCATCATCTATATGACCGTCTGCTTTGTATAAAAGGCCTATTGCTAACTGATTTATTAAATTGTATGTCCCAAGAATCGGATCCATTATGTTTTTATCTGGGTCTGTTTGACATTTGTTAGCATAATCTTTCATAAGTTTAACGGTTAATGTAAAGGCTAAATCATGATTTTTCTTAATATACTTTTCTTGTTTAGTCATTATTAACTCCTATTAGAAATCTTATCCATTTTAGCTTGGATCTTATCAACCTCAGTCAACAAGTCTTTTATAGCCACCTTTACATCTTGAATGATGTAATTAATAGCGTCTTGTTGCTGTATCTGTTCGTGGTTTATTTTTTTAGTGTCTAAAACTATGTTTTTTAGTACACTAACCATACTGTTTGTATCTATTGACATTATTACCTCCGTCAAAATATTGTATAAGTATAAACAAAGTATAGACATATTACAATACATTCTGTAAAATTAATTAATTACATAACAATATGGAGATAATATGAGTAAAACAAATAATTTATACAGCATGATGAGATTATCATTTGATCAAGCACTTGACGATTACGAAAAGAAAAAAAACACATCTTTAGTAGATGCATACAGTAAGCGTTATAAAATTAATGTCGGTATGGAGTGTTATGATCCACACGGCGATTTGATAAACTTTTATGACGAAGATCATAGCCAGGATAGTCCAATATGATTGAAGGCCTACAATTCTTTTTTTGGTGCTTTGTGGCAATTATGACAATACCAGCTTTATTTATAGTATTATTTGATAGAGATTAGTTTTACAGTAAGATCACGACCAAACATAGCTTACTGTAAGGGCGGTAAAAAACCTCTAATTA